GTCACTGGGTGGGCATATGTTAGGCATTCTTTCGCTACCTTTCCGCACATAAAACCCGACGGCAATGAGAACGCCAAACCTACCGGGTTATCGATACCGGTTATCAATCCAAACTCTATTAATGTTTGGCGTAATTTCGCGTTTTCGCGCATGTTCTGAAATTTGAGTAGTTCAGGCATTATTGATCCTCCACAAAAAAATTAATCGATTCGCTGGCACAATCCAAACCGTGACCCATATCACCGTTAAAGCACGCTTTACAATCCGCGCAGTGATCACTAATTGATTCATCGCAATACTTGCACATATCTAACTCTCTTCATTAGTTATTTGCGATTGATTTAACCGCAACAACAACATATTTGCATTAACCCGGCATCCATTGCAACCGGTACGAATAACGCAATTGATCCGAATTAATGAAGGTATCGCTCGCGCGCGCGAGGGCCGTAGCGTGCCTAGTCGATTGCCTGGCGTCGATTTGCTCGGAGATGTAGCCGTCGCAAATGCACCACTGTTTTTTCGGTAGAGCTAGGCTATTCACCACGCTAAACTTGCCGTTGTGTTTAGCTAGCCGATTGCGCAGTTAAGGAAGCCCGCCGATACACTTCGCCGACTAATCATATATAGATGTACCCCCTTCGAGTGCTGAGTTTTGCATAGTGGGTGACACTGTCACGGAGCCTGTCACGCTGTGTCACTTGATAAGTGTTTGGTTAACAGTTGCTGTGACAGATTTAAGCCTGGTGTGACATCTTTTTGAGATGGATGTCACGCCTTGTCACGGTTTGTCACGCTATTTGTCACGCTGATGTTTTGTTGTTTGCCTCGCGTGTGTGCGTAGCTAGCTTAGTTAAGCTTAACTAGGCACTACAAGCCATAAAGCTTGTAATGCTTAACCACCTTTCTTAAAAATGTTTTCCTCCTTACGCCACGCAACCTACGCATCCAATTGATGTATATTGTTTTCTATGCCAAAAAATTTACGTGGTGCGAAAGCTCGTAGTCCAGCAGAGAAGTTTCGGGATCTTGTTCTTGAGGGCTACCCAGAATGGCCTTCTTGGTCGCGAAAGTTGCGGAGGATATTTGTCTCTCTTCCTTCGTACGGTGTTGGTGCTGATGCTTTAGAGTCGATGTGTGAAGACTTTGAGTGGGATCTCAGTTCGACAACCAGTTTGGTCAAGCGCAATAAAACTTTCCAAGCAGCTGTAACTGAGTTTGTTGATAACAACTATGAGTATCGCCTTGTCGAGAAACTTACTGTCTCAGGCAACATGTCCATGAAGTTTCAGGTTAGGTGGTCTGTGTTGCAGCAGGTGTACATGCTTGAGTCAGGTATTACTTCGTTCATCAAAGCAGAGACTGGCAAAGTATCTGTTGCAGAAAACAAACTGATTGAGAAAACAGGTCTTCTTGAGATCGAACCACTTGTTGTCAATAAATCAAAACCCACTCAATCCACTGTCGATATTTCGGGAGAATCTAGTTTGTACGAGTTAGAAGCTACCCTAAACGGAAGATAAATGGCTTACCAGTACACGCCATCCCCTTGGCAAAAAAAATTCCATAACTCATCTGCTCGTATCAAAGTTGTATGGGCTGGAAGACGCGCTGGTAAGGGCAGAGCTGTACTCACAGAACTTATGCGAGCAATAACACTCGCTTCTAAAAGCCCGTTTCTTGCAGACAAAGCTATGGCAAAAGCTTCTGGACTCAAAGAAGGGCATGATCTCACCCATACCCTAGAGCCGTCTATTCATATCTGGGTTGTTGCTCCAAACTTTGCTCAGAGCAGACAAGCCTGGAACGAGCTGAAGCAGTTCATACCCGAGTCAATGGTGGTAAGAAGAAAGAAAACCCAGGGTGGTGGCAGAGGTGACGGCTGGAAAGAAGACGAGAGATCCGTATGGCTGAATCTCAAGTCGCCCGGACTTGCAAGACGAAATGTCTACATGGAAATAAAATCAGCTGACGATCCTGAATCTCTACAGACTGCAGGCCCTGACTTTATCTGGATAACCGAGGCTCAAGACATCAAGGAAGCTGCATGGAACAAACTTCGACCAATGTTGAACTCTTCTGGAAGACTAGGCAGGGGGTGCATCGAAGGTATACCGCCCTTCGCGCGAAACCACTGGTTCTCAAAACTCTTCAAATGGTCGCAAGAAAATCCCACAGAAGACTACGAGGCGTTTCACGCTACTAGTTTCGACAATGTCTTCCTTTCAGAAAAGCAAAAACAAGCAATTCACGATGAAAAGTCCACCATGCCGGAACCTGTATGGGAACGCATGTACCTCGCCAAGCAACCAGACGGTGGTGGTGGGTTCTTCCGACCAAGCAAGATAGAACTTGCAGGTAAAAGTCAAGAAATGCTCTACCCTGATAAGAGTCGAAGGTACGTTGCAGGACTTGACCTCGGTAAAAAGCAGGACTACACGGTATTTATAATCAAAGACGCAAGGACAAGAGAGTCTTTACACGCAATCGAGATCTCTGGCAGTGACTGGGTAAGCCAGATTGACACAATTGCAGCTGAAATCGATCGATGGAAAGTTGGAGACATTCGCGTTGACTCCACAGGACTTGGTGATGTCGTATTTGACCACCTCCTGAACGCCGGATTACCCGTAAATCCATTCAAATTTAGCGCACAAAGCAAATATCAACTCTTCCAGAACTATTACATTGCGCTTGAAAACGAAACGGTATATTTCCCAGCCAGTTGGTCAACTCTCAAGAAACAATTAGAAGATATTAGTATTCGCCCGTCCGGTAATGGTTCATACTTGTTTTACAACGAGACTGGACAGCACGATGACTGGGTAGATGCTGAACTACTAGCCTTGATGGCATGTGACCCGCCGGGTTACGATAAAGGCGAGTATGATTATCTTCGTCCGATACATCGTATAGATCCGATACGACCTCGACCTGTAAAAAGACCGACTCAGTTTCTTACCAGGCTGCGACAGCAAAGAAGCAAAGATCGTCTGAAATATCTGGAAGAAGCTGATCTGGTTACATCAGACTCAAGATAACGATATGTTAGGAACAAGATGGTCTTAGATTTTGCAATAGACCCCACCGCTGTGATCGACATGGAAGCTGCAAATCCTGTCGATGAACCTGAACTAACTAAACATTGGATTACGGAAAAGACTCAGGCAACAAATGACCTGTTTCGGAAATTTCGATCCCAGTGCGAACAACTCGACGAGTTCTTTCTAAACGACTTTGAGTTCAGTGTTCCTGATAGCGGAACAATGATACGGCTCGGGACAGCCCAGTCTGTTATCAACACTCTCGTATCTCACGTTACCCCCCAGTTCTTAGACATATCTGTTCCACCTCCCGGACCAAGAGGTCAAGCTCGCGCTGAGACAATGGAGAAATTCCTAACTGGCGCACATCACATGGTCGAACACAGAAGTCCTGTTTATCGAGAACTAACTAAACACGCAGGGCTTTATGGAATTGCATGGGAGAAGGTCGAATTTATCGCGAACGAGTGGAGTGACTTTCCAGAACCACCACCCCATGGCGAAGATACTACCAACGAATACAGAGACAACGTCAGGGAAGTTATAGAAAAACGCTCGATCTCATGGCCCATAAAATCTGTTGCCGTTAATCCACAAAATCTTATTTGGGACATGAATAACGGAACCCTTCCAAGATGGGTTATACATGAGTACGAAGTTGATGCCGAATGGGTACAGGCTCACTTTCCTGAATGGGGCAACCAGAAAAAGGGATACGTAACGTTCCAAGAAGTCTGGACGCACTCCCAAGTTGCATATATTGCAGATGACCAATGGGTACTTGAGCCACGACGGCACGGATACGGCAGACTTCCATGGATTATGTATTGGCCCCAGATGGGACTCGACACAGGTAACTCCGAACCGGAAAACCTGTACATGGGTCTATTGAACGGATCGCTTGACATGCTCCGGGCGCAAAGCCAACTAGCATCTCATTACATCGATATCGTAAGTAAAGCTGCATGGCCCACACTTGAATTTACTGGTCCTCCCGGCATTACCGAAGAAGTCCAGGCAATGTGGGATGACAGCCCAGGCGCAAAGAACGTAAAGCCTCCACAAGTCCAAGTTGGAGTATCAGATGTTCCTAGCCCTCCTTCTGAAATTGGTATTGCAAAACAATTCCTTGATGAAGCGATCGAAGCAAACACAGTACCGGCTGTTGCCAGAGGGCAACGTCCTAGTGGTGCAGCCTCCGGTTATCACACAGCAGTTCTTGCAGGTATTGCATCTCTCAACTTCGGAGCCGTAAAATCAGCAATGGAAAGAGGTCTTCAAGAAAAAGGAGAGCTTATCCTCAGAATTGTTGAACACGTAATCGATGACAGGGTATCCGTGTTCGGAAAGACAGAAGCGGGTGTTCTCGATGCAATTATCAAGCCTTCTGATATCAAAGGGCATTACGTCAACATTGTTCGTATTAATTCTGTTAGCCCGGAAGAACAAGAACGAAGACTCAACCTCTGGTCGAACCTCTGGAGGGCAGGATATGTTGATCTCGACACTGCTCTCAGAAAAGGTGGCGTAAGCAACCCGCTCGAAGTTCGCTCGAAGATCCTCGAAGAACAGTTCATCAACTCACCGGGTATACAAGAACAACTTCAAGCAGCTGCTGCAGCGCGAATACCAACGATACAGAATATTCTCGAAGTGGCACAGCAACAGGGTGGACAGCAACTTCCGTCACCAGAAGAGACTGCTCAGAATATTTTGAACACCCAGGGAGCGCAGCAATTGCCTAATGCAGGAAACTTCCAGCAGGGCAACCAGGCTGGAATTAGACCCCAAGCACCCGGAACAGGAATACCGTCTACAACTAGACCGGTAATGCCTGGGTCAATTGATGAAATGAGACAAACAGCTGCTTCAATATCAGGCCCACGTTCAGGCAACGTAAGGGTTCCTGGAGCAGATATATCTCCGGGAGCAAGAGGTTAGTAATGGCAAAACCAACTCATCCGATGGAATTAGCATTTACAAAATTTGACGATACTGCGAGTCGGATGTTGAAACGAATTGACGCAAGCTTTAAAGATCTAAGTGAGATCCCGCAGGTAAAGCAGCCTAAAAAGCGAACTAAGAAAACGATCTACGGTCAGACTCCGCAGACTCCTTTCGGAGGTATTTAAATGGGACTATTTGGAATAGGTGATGACAACCGGATGGTCATAGACGTACCGGTACGGTACGCTCCGATACTAGGACTTCCCTACGACCCGGATGACCCAAGCGTTTTTGAGCGTTCTGGTAAAAAAATTAATATCGTTGTCAGCAAGGGCAAAGGTAAAGCAAAAGAACGTAAAGATGCTATAGACCAGTTGATGGAATACGGCATTCCGTTTCAAGCAGCAAAAAGCCTTGTCGGTGAAGATTATGAAATCCTTGACAATAAGAATGACCCCGGTTGGAATGATTGGCGATTAGAGGACTCATCTCCAGAAGATGTCGCTGCTGGTCGAGGTAGAGAAAAAACCATACGTGGAATTGACGTTGCTCAAGGTGCTGAATACGGGCAACAAAGACCTATTACTCCATTTTACGATCTGGACGCTACTCCGTTTGAAAGCCAGACTGTTACCGGAGAACAAGGGTTTGAAGCTCCTGCAGATCCGTTCGGTGTAAACGTCATAGGGGACGAGTCTAAGTCTGTTGAAGAAGCCATTGCTGCAATGGAACTAGAACAGATAAATATGCAACGACTTGCTGATCAAGAAGAAGCAGAGCGATTAGCAGCTGAAGAACTTGCAAGGCAACAAGAAGAAGCGCAACTAACTTCTGAGGAAATTCAGCGACAAGTTCAAGAAGAGCGAAGGCAAATTGAAGAAGAGCGAAGGCAACTAGAACTAGAACGTGATAAACAACGTGCTGAACTAGAAGAAATGAGAAACGCTGACCCTGCAAGATTTGCCGGGGAAGAAGGACTTGGTGGAGAGCGAGACATTGATCCTTTAACCGGAGAAATGCGAGATTCTACAATTGGTGCTAATACTCGTTCACAAACCTTGCAACAAGCTCTTCAAGCCCAACGAGAAGCTGACCGTCTTGCCTTAGAACAACTTGGTGAGTTCACACCGTTTGATCTTTCGCAAGATGACGCTGGTATGGGCGGTAATACTAATACGAGCATCCAAGAAATGCTCAATATTTTCAATCAAGATCCTGAAAGGTATTACACAACCGAAACAATCATAGGCCCGGATGGTCAAGCAATAACCCAACAGGTTCTTTCCCCTGTAGCACAAGCTGCTTTACAGGCGTTTAGCACCCAACGTGGCGCAGAGGCTATGGAAACCGGCTCAAGGTTCGGTGCAGGATCGCCGTTTGGTGTAATTGCGGGAACAGGCGGGACAGCGCAGCAAGCAATAGATCTTGCAGAGCAACAGGCATATTCAGGTATTAACAGCCCGTTTGCAGCATTGCAGACAGGTGCTGGAATTAACAACATTAGCCAAATCCTGCGGGGTGGGCTTTCAGCACAGCAGCAATCTGATCTTGCAGGATTACAGGCTCGAGGTGGGCTAGGCGTAGAAGACCAGTTTGCGCTGGCAGGTATGCAAGCAAGAGGTGGCTTAACTCCAGAACAGATGCAAGCATTAGCTGGACTTCAGGCAAGAGGCGGTCTTACGCCCCAGCAGCGATACCAAGAACAAAGGCTTGCAATGATGCCAAGCCTTTTGCAAATGTCACCGCAATCACTCGGTGGTTTTTCAGAAGTTTTTGGGCAGGAAAATCTTCAGAATTATCTGTCGCCTTTCTTTCAGCAGCCGGAATTTGCAGCACAAGGAGCAGCACCCGCTGTTGACTGGGGAGCGCAACAGGCATTACCTCAATCTATGACTC